CGTTCGAGCAAGCAAAGCGGATGGCCGAGTTGGTCGATGTAGGTCGCGGCCTGATGGTTCGACCGGAGGCTGTCACCGGCTACGGTCCGCCGTTCGCGCTCGCGTTGAAAGAGTGCGCGTACCCGAACCGACTCATCGCCGTTTCTCAGAACGCGGAGTCGATCCGAGCGGCGGCGCGCTTGTGGATGCAAGAATGGATCGCATGACCCGCCCCGACCACGACGGGAAGCAGGCCGGGGAGCCCAAAGACTAAAATTTCTACGTGAATCCGTGGGATAGACAAGACGGCGAAACCGAGACCGCTTGGCGCGCGTTCGTCCAGTACCGGGACAACCCGGCCGCTGTCCTACCCCGTGACCCCGATGGCCTCAAAATGGCCAAACAGCACGCCTGGGTAAGCCGTAAACGCGCCTATGACCAGCACTGGGACGAATTCCGCCAGGAGGACCTTAAAGCCCGTATAGAGCGGGCTAACGAGGCTTTCGCGGCCGAGGCCTTGGATACGTGCCACCTTATGTTACAGGCCGCGAAGCAGGAACTAGCTGCTATCCGTAAGCGCCAGGACAATAGCCCCGATGGCTCGGCCAAGCTCATGTCCGAAAAAGACGCTATGGCCATGGCCGAAAAGGCGATCAAGACCATTCTTTTGCTCCAGGGCAAGCCCACGGAGCGCAGCGAGGTCCAGACCCAGGTCAAGGACATGAGCCTAGAGGACTTGGACCGATATATCGCCCAGTTGGACCGCGCAACTAAGTAAGCACCCCAAGTGCTAAAATCTCCCCATGGGCGCATCGGAGATCGTTAACGTCTCGATTAGCCTCGTCTCGGTAAACCCGTCTAGGGAATCCTTTGGGACGGGGATGTTTGTAGCTTATCATACCGCAAACGCGGACCTGGTCCGGTCTTACTCAGACCTCCCGAGCGTGGCCGTGGACTTCCCTAGCACCACGAGCACGGTTTATCAGGCCGCGGCCTTGTATTTCGGCGATAACCCGGCCCCAAGCAAGCTTAAGATTGGCCGTAGGACGCACACGTCCCTACAACTCTTGACCCTGAACGTTCTTACCACGGACAGCTCCTTGGTTAGCTTCACGGTCCAGGGCAAGGCTATTTCCGTGACGTCGAGCACGACCACGGCCCTCAGCGCCGCGGCCATTGCTACCGCGGTCCTTTCGGCCACCATTACGGGCGCGTCCAGCACGGTCAGCGGCTCGGCTGTCCTGATTACGTCCACGACCGCGGGCAATATTCTCCAATTCTCGGGCTGGAACCGCGCGCAGATCGACCCCGAGCTTACGACCACGACCGCGAGCAACCTTACCGCGGACCTAAATGCGATCAAGGCCGCGGACTCGGACTTTTACGGGTTCGCGATTGACTCTCAGACGGATAACGAAATCGTCGAGGGCGCGGCTTGGGCGCGCACGAACGGCCCTAAAGAATTCTTCTTTGATACGATCGACGGCAAGTGCTCTAGCACGTCCACGGGTAACCTCTTGGCGACCCTGAAGGGCACGAGCGAGACCAAGACTTGCCCGATGGTCCAGGCGCGCAGCACCACGGCGTGGTCGGGTGTGGCCCTTATGGCCCAGTCCGCGGTTAGCGACCCGGGTAGTTACACCCTGGATATGCGCACGCTTCCGGGCGTCACGCCGGATAACTGGAACGATACGGAATCGAGCAACATCCAAGCGAACAACGGTAACCAGTATCGCACGCTTGCGGGCCTGAACGTGGTTACGTACGGCACGAACTGTGACGGCTCTTTCGAGGATGATCGCCGGTTTATCGATTGGCTCCAGCAAGAGATTCAGACGCGTCTTATCGCTCTGTTCGCCTCGGCCAGCGCGGCCAAGCGTAAGGTGCCCTACACGACCAAGGGCATTCGCCTTGTGGCCTCGGTTATCCAGGGCGCGCTTACAGATGGCGTCCGTGTTGGCGGGTTTAGCGACGACCCGGACCTCGCGCCCTACGTGATTGTCCCTGCAATCGAAGACATCGCCGCGAGCTATCTTACGGCACGAAATCTGCCTAATGTCAAGTTCGTGGGTACGTTGGCCGGAGCGATTCAAAAAGTGACGGTCGTTGGCACCGTTGGAGGTGCGTGATATGCCTAGCGAATTCCATGACTATAACGTTGCCCAGGTCAGCATTAGCTTGCTGGGCATCCTTGTCGAAGGCGGTTACGCCTCGGATGAGGTTATCACGGTCACGATGACCAATGACCGCTTCAAGGTCTACGAAGGTGCAGACGGCTCCGTTTCCCGCGCGGACACAAACAGCAAGCTCGCGAAGGTGGAGCTTCACCTGGCCCAGACTAGCCCCACGAACGCGGCTCTTACAGCGGCCTTTAACGCGGGCGTGGTCGGTCCGATTGAAATCCTCGATCTGAACGGTGCTTCGCTCCACGTTTGTTCTAAGGCCTGGATCGTGAAAAGCCCGGACGCGGCTTATAAGCAGTTGCCCGATAAGCGCATGTGGACTTTCGAGTGTGCTGATATGCAGAGCGATAGCAATGGCCAGGTTGCCTAACAGGTGACCTATGGCCACGGCCGCGCGCATTAAGCTGACCTCAGACGGAGACTTCGACCTTAGCTCTGGGAAGATGGTCCTGGAGACTAACGCAGGGACGAACATTACGGCCAAGGTTAAAAAGGTTTTGAACCTTTGGCGGGGCTCTTGGTTCTTGGCTGGTGCCGATGGTGTGCCTTGGATCCAAAGCATCCTTGCGCGCAAGAACCCCGACCTTAGGATCGTGGAAAACGTTCTGCGGGATAGCATTGCGACCATCCCCGAGATTACCTCTATCAGTTCGCTTAACCTGGTCTATAACCGCGTTGCGCGGTCGCTTGCTGTGACTATGGCCCTGGTGACGACGGAGGGCGCACAAGTCATTAAAACGCCCCTGACGCTGCCGTGAGTCTTATCAACGTAGGCCCTACCGCGACCGGGTTTGATACCCCGAGCACGCAGGATATCCTAAGCGCGATCGAGGCCGCGGAGCGCAGCCGCATCGACCCGGCCTTGGACGTTTCTAGCGATCAGCCCTTGGGTCAGCTTAATGGTATCGTAGCCCAGTTAGCATCGGATTGTTGCGCCGCAGCACAAGCCACATATGAGTCCGTAGACCCAAACGCGGCCGAGGGCGTTAGCCTGGACAACGTGGCCTCGCTTACGGGCACGATTCGACCCGAAGCTCGGGCTACAGTCGTGACTTGTACGGTCACGACCAACGCCGCGAGCAATATCCCCGCGGGCGCGCTCGCGTCCGTGGCCGGGCACGCCGATCAGATCTTCGCGCTGTCCTCGTCCGTTAGTACCACGGCCGCGGCTAGCGTGGCGGCCACGTTCGTGTGCACGGTTGATGGCCCTGTGGACGTGCAACCGGGCACACTGACCAATATCGTAACCCCTATCGCAGGCTGGACCGCCGTGACCAACGCGCTCGCGGGAACCATCGGATCGAACGCCTACACGGACACACAGCTACGCGTGCTTAGGACCCAGGAAATTGCACAATCCGGCTCATGCGCTGCGGACGCGCTTAGGGCTCGCATCCTTGAAGTTTCGGGCGTGGTCAGTGCTAAGGTCTACGAAAACGACACGGACGCGGCGATTAGCACGACCACGAGCAATACGACGACTACCACACTAGTAAGGCCTCCGCACTCGTTCGAAGTAGTGTTCTGGGACGGTGCTAGCCCCGCGGCTAGTAACGCGACCATCGCCGAAACCATTTGGGAGAACAAGCCCACGGGCGCGGTTAGCGTTGGTATTAGCTCGGCCACGACCACGGACGCTTTGGGCGCTACGCAAACCGTCTACTTTTCTAGGGCCGTGGGTAAGCGCCTTTACGTGACCATCGTTCTGGTCAAGGGCGATAACTACGTAGGTGATACGGCTGTAGCCGCTGCACTTAGCTCCTATATCTCAGCGTCGCAGATCGACCCGGGCACGAGCATCATTGCTTATCGCTTGGCCCAGGTGGTTATGGATCTAGAGGGCGTGGAGGATATCACTACGCTGCATTTCGATTTCTCAGCTAGCCCGAGCAACGCGGCGAACATCCCCCTTGCTTATGACGCTATCGCTACGCTGGCGTCCGCGGACGTGGGGGTGACCTCTTGAGCGAATACACCCCTAGCACCACGGTCACGGCCCGTGGCCTTAGTCTCTTCACGGATGATAACGCG